GAGCAAGCCCGACTGGACGCATTACGGATTGGGCGGCGTGCCAAAGGCGGTGCAGTCAAGAAATGGCTTCTGGCGGCATGACATCTTCCAAGCCCTCCACCGCATCTAGCCGTGGTGACGGTATTGCCCAGCGGGGTAAGACTCGCGGAAAGCTGTGCTGATATGGCAACCTCAAAAGCCAAAAGCGGAGTGATGCAGTCGCTGAAGAAATCTGGCTTTTATGAGGCAAGCAAGCCCAAGCGTCTAAGCATTATTAACAAGGTCACAACCAAACCTCAACGGATAGAGATGGTTGACAAGTTGTTTCTAGCTAAAAAAACTGCCAAAGGTGGTGCTAAATGATGTCCTCTCGCGGTATGGGTGCTATCAGCCCTTCTAAAAAAACCATCAAGCGTACAGATGACCCTCAATATGTGGAGTCATATGCGGGCGGTGGTCTTTATGCAAATATTGCAGCAAAGAAAAGACGGATAGCCTCAGGTTCTGGTGAGAAAATGCGTAGCGCAGGTTCTTCAGGCGCTCCCAAGAAGGGTGATTTTGCCAACGCGGCTAAGACAGCCTCTTACAAAAACGGTGGTTTGGCACAGCAAGCAGCTACCGCCATTGCCATGAAAGCAGCGGGCAAGAAGCCCAAGAAGATGGCTGATGGCGGTGAGTCCAAAGTGAATGCAGCGGGCAACTACACCAAGCCTGAGCTACGTAAGCGCATCTTCAATGCCGTGAAGGCAGAGGCTACAGCAGGCACTGGCGCAGGACAGTGGTCAGCCCGTAAGGCACAGATGGTGGCGCAGCGGTATAAAAAAGCAGGTGGAGGGTACAGAGATTGAAAGCACCGCAGCAGTCCCTGAAGAACTGGGGTGACCAGAAATGGCGCACCAAGTCGGGGAAGCCTTCGTCAAAAACAGGTGAGCGATACCTCCCTGAAGCTGCTATAAAGTCACTATCGTCGTCCGAGTACGCTGCAACCACCAAGGCCAAACGCGCCGGTAAAGCAGCAGGTAAACAGTTCGTAGCCCAACCCAAGAGCATTGCAAAGAAAACAGCAGGTTTTAGATAATGGCAACCTCAGGAAGCGCAACATTCAACCTTGAGTTGACGGAAATCGTCGAGGAGGCATATGAGCGCACGGGTGCTGAGTTGCGTACTGGATACGACCTACGTACAGCCCGCCGGTCATTGAATCTCTTGTTTGCAGACTGGGCTAATCGTGGTGTAAACATGTGGACGTTTGAGCAGGGCTCCATTACATTGGTTCCCGGCCTGCCAACCTACCCTGTGCCCCTAGACACCGTTGACCTGTTAGAGCATGTCATCCGCACCGGAGAAGGCAGCGTTTCAACGCAGGCAGACCTAACTATCACCCGTATCAGCGTCTCCACCTACGCCACCATCCCCAACAAGCTGCAACAAGCCCGTCCCATTCAGATGTGGTTCCAAAGGCTAGACGGCTCTACCACCGCAGCAATCACCACCCTGAGTGCCACCATCACCGCAACTGCCACAACTATTACGGTTGCCTCGGCAGCCAACTTAGCCTCTGCGGGATTCATCTTGATTGGCACAGAGACCATCTACTACGGGTACGCCACCGGGAACATTCTGTCCAACTGTGTTCGGGCACAGAACGGAACCACCGCAGCAGCACACACATCAGGAGATGCTGTTTACACACAGAACCTTCCCTCCGTCACCGTATGGCCCACACCAGACGACTCCCAGACCTACACCCTCGTTTACTGGCGGATGCGCCGTATTGACGATGCAGGCGGCGGTGTAAACACAATGGATGTACCTTTCCGCTTCTTGAACTGCTTGGTGGCAGGCTTGGCCTACTACTTGGCTCTCAAAGTCCCGAACGCTATTGCTCGGCTGGATATCCTCAAGGCTCAATACGATGAGGCATGGGAGTTGGCTTCCACCGAAGACCGTGAAACAGCAGCGTTGCGGTTTGTTCCGCGTCAGACGTACATCTAATGGCAAACAGATTCGCTTCAGGCAAGAAAGCAATTGCTATCTGCGACAGATGCGGACAGCAGTTCAAGCTCGTCGAGTTGAAGAAGGAAATCATAAAGACCAAGACGTACAACCTGTTGGTCTGCAAGAGTTGTTGGGATCCAGACCAGCCTCAGTTGCAGCTTGGCATGTACCCAGTAGATGACCCACAAGCTCTTAGAAATCCCCGACGAGACTCAACGTATGTCACCGCTGGCCCTATGACTGATGGCTACAATAGTGGGGGTAGTCGGGACATCCAATGGGGCTGGAATCCAGTTGGTGGAGCAGGCAGTACAGACGTAGGTTTAACACCCAATTACTTGGTCGGAACCACAAGTGTTGGCACAGTAACGGTTTCATAGGAGTTTATGATGGACAAATCAGATTTGAAACAGGACAAAAAGATGATGGCTGGGGCTGTGCATAAGCACGAGAAAAAGCTACATCCCGGCAAGCCTATGACTAAATTAGCCAAAGGTGGCCCTACCTCTGAAGACCGGATGCGCGTTGGTCGCAACCTGTCCCGTGCAGCTAACCAGAAAACGGGGTAAATCATGGCCTACAGTATGAAACGAGACGGTAAAGAAGTTGGCCCAGCCAGCGTCTACGCGGAGCCACACACGATGGACGGGAAGAAGATGAATATTTCTGCAAGCCCCGGCAAAGAACCTAGCAGCAGCAAGTTGGATACGATGGATGTCAGTATTGGCAACATTAGCAAGTCTGCTGGCAATGAAACAGTCAAGACAACTGGCATCAAAATGCGCGGTGCAGGCGCAGCCACCAAGGGCGTGATGTCAAGGGGCCCGATGGCATGAACTACTCTGGGCTTTCGGCGGCGATACAGACCTACACGGAAAACAACTTTCCGACGATTACCCTTGCGGATTCGTCTACGGTCTCGTCTACGACTCAGATTAACCGCTTCATTCAGCAGGCAGAGCAGCGCATCTACAACACGATACAGTTTCCCTTTTTACGCAAGAACGTGACGGGGACAATTACATCCGGCAATAAGTACCTGTCCTGCCCCGATGACTACCTGTCTTCGTTCTCTTTGGCTATCTACTCTGGTGCGGGCCCGTACACATTTCTACTCAACAAGGATGTGAACTTCATGCGCGAGGCGTACCCTACGCCGACCGACACGGGAACACCCAAGTACTACGCTTTGTTCGGCCCGACAGTCGCTAGTTCTATTATCAGCAACGAGTTGTCGTTCATTCTTGGCCCGACACCCGACGCAACCTACTCCGCTGAACTGCATTACTACTATTACCCCGAGTCCATCACCACTGCGGTTACGACTTGGCTGGGTGATAACTTTGATACCGTGCTGCTGTATGGAAGTTTGGTTGAAGCGTACACCTTTATGAAGGGTGAGGCCGACTTGGTTGCGTTGTATGACGGCAAGTATAAGGAAGCCCTTGCACTTGCTAAACGTCTGGGTGATGGTCTGGAGCGTCAGGATGCGTACCGTAGTGGTCAGTATAGGCAGGCGGTGACATGAGCATTGTTCAGACGCAGACCACCAGCTTCAAGAAGGAGTTGTACGAGGCCGTCCACAACCTGTCCACGAACACTCTCAAGATTGCGCTGTACACCGGCAATGCGAGTTTAAATGAAGACACCACGGCCTACACAACCTCCAACGAGGTTGTAGCGTCAGGCTACACAGCAGGCGGCAACACGCTGACTGGGGTGACTATCAGTTCCTCGGACTACACAGCCTATGTAAATTTTGCAAACACGTCTTGGACGGCGGCAATCACAGCCCGGTGCGCTCTGATTTACAACGTGACGCAAGGCAACAAGTCCATTGCAGTGATTGACTTCGGGGCGGACAAGACCTCGACCACTACCTTTACAATCACCATGCCTGCCAACACCTCCACCACCGCACTTATCAGGAGTTCAAATTGATTGTTACTACGACCAAAGGCGATATGGATACTTCCCTGCTAGAACATCGTTCCGGTGAGGTTGACAACGACAATGAGTTCACTACGTGGACTGAGTACTGGCTGGATGGCGAATTGGTTCACCGGTCTGTGCATGTAACGCTGAAGAAAATGCCCATATTTGCGGGCGCTGAAGCAGCTTCTTTTTAAGGACAAATCATGGCGAACACCCAAAGTATGTGTACCTCCTTTATGGGGGAACTGATGACCGCTACACACAATTTTGGTGTAGCCCCTACTCGTGGAACATCAGCGGCGGATACATTCAAAGCGGCCTTGTATCTTGCTTCAGCCACTTACAACGCATCTACCACGGCATATTCAGCTACTGGAGAAGTCTCTGGTACGGGATACACGGCTGGCGGGATAACGGTAACTGCCGCTACGCCCCCTACGGCAACCAACAGTTCAGCAACTGCAGGCGTGGCGTTTTTTACGCCTTCAGCGTCTTTTGTTTACACAACCGTCACGCTGAGTACAGCGTTTGATACGGTGCTGCTGTACAACTCTTCGCAGAGCAACAAGGCAGTTAGTGTGCATACCTTTGGTTCCCAAACCATTACGGCTGGAACTTTTACGCTGACCATGCCTGTCAATGCCACGACTACAGCGCTGTTGCGCTTGTCTACCACCTAAGCGGGGTAGGCCATGTTCGGTCTTGCACCCTTATCGGGTGCGCCGTTTGGCAGTACAGGTAGTGTTTCACTTGTAGTAACCCTATCTGGGGTTGATACAGCAGGAAGTGTTGGGACTGGAATCCCCAGTACTCTGCAAACAAACCCCGGCACATGGGGGTATGAAACTTGGGGCTACAACGCTTGGGGTGGGACAATTGTCCTTACCAGCGCATCCAGTACAGGCGATGTTGGGTCTGTAATTTTTGGCTGCGAGTTTGCGCTTACAAGCGTTACAGCTACAGGTAACGTAGGCGCTGTAGCTCAAGGGCTATCCATTGCCCTAACAGGCGTAAATGCGGATGGAAATTCAGGTTCGCTTACCCCCAGTACATCCGTAGGAATAGACAATGGCGGCGCTTGGGGCGTTTCAGCTTGGGGTTTTGGAGTCTGGGGTGGAACGTCACTTAGCTACGCATCTGGCGATGTTGGGTCTGTACCTTTTAGCTACAGTTTTTCACTCACTGGCACTGAGGCCGCAGGGAATGTAGGAACTGTAGAGCCATCAGTCACTGTTGCGTTAACCGGGGTAACTGCAACCGGGGTTTTGGGCTCTGTAGAACCCGGAAAAACAGCAGATTTAACTGGAGTTTTTGCGGCTGGAGATGTCGGGGTTGTAACTGCAAGTATTGATTGTGAAGTTACGGGGGACGCTGCCATCGGCAGTGTAGGCACTGTTGAAATTTCTACCAGCATTGCACTGACTGGTGTTGTTGGCTCCGGGCTGACCGGAACCATAACCCGTGATGAGACACAAATTCCCTTGACCGGGAATGCAGCCACAGGAAATGTTGGAACAGTAGTTTCCGCCTTTAGCATAGACTTAACCGGTGTAGAAGCAAACGGTCAGGTTGGCACAGTAGCATTTGACAAGCAAGTTGCACTTACTGGCGCGACTGCAAGTGGGCTGGTAGGCAGTCTTATCTTTGGAAAACAGGCCGAATTAACAGGGGTAGAGGCTGTAGGTGAAGCTGGGTCTGTATCTATCCTATTCAGCGGAGTAGAAGCTACTGGAGACGTTGGTTCAGTTGCTTTCTCCTACAGCTTTGCCTTGACCGGCGCGGCAGCAACCGCTAATGTAGGCTCGTTAGGAATTGGAAATAGGTCAGTTGCTTTGACCGGCGTAGCGGCAAGCGGAGCGGCTGGAAATGTAATTGCAGTATATTGGGCAATAATAGATGACAGCCAGACAGCAAACTGGCAAAATATTAGCGATGCCCAGACAGCAGCATGGGCAGCAATAGCCAACGCTCAAGCATCAAGCTGGACTACAGTCACCACTGGGCAAACACCTAGCTGGGGTACAATTGGAAATAGCCAGACACCGGGCTGGGTGCTGGCGGATAACGCTACTTAGGAACGTAAATGGCGCTTGTTTTAGCCGACCGAGTTCAAGAGACTACCACTACCACTGGCACAGGTACGGTAACGCTTTTGGGCGCGGTTACGGGCTTTCAGTCGTTTGCTGCTATTGGTGATGGCAACACTACCTATTACACCATTGCAGGCCAAACAGGGTCTGAATGGGAAGTGGGCCTCGGTACGTATACTGCTTCCGGCACTACCCTATCCAGAACCACCGTACTGAGTTCAAGCAATGGCGGGAACCTAGTTAACTTTTCCGCTGGTACAAAAAACGTATTCTGTAGCTACCCAGCCGGTAAATCGGTCAACGAAGACGCAAGCGATAAGGTCAGCGGGTACGCAATTGAAAACTCAACCCTCGGTGCAACGACTCCATCAACCGGAGCATTGACAACTCTTAGCCTGACGGGTACGACAGACCAAGTTTCCAGCGTTGCAGTTACATCAAACCCAGCCGCACCGTCTGCCGGTAACTTAAAGACGTTTGCTAAGACTGTTGCAGTAGGCTATACAGCCCCAGCGTTTTTGAACGCCACTAATGCGGCATACCCATTGCAAGTAGCGTTATCTAATAAGCGCATAACAATGGTAATTCCAATAGGAAATAATAGTCTTTATGAAGAGATTGGGATAAATATTTCTGACCTTGGGGCTCAAGCTACTGCTTTTGCATCAACTAATATGTTCACCAGAGCAGCGCGAACTAGTTTTACTAGTCTTGCTACTGCCGGAAGTATGGCATATATTAAAGCCACCAATGTAGCTCAGTTTTCTTTAGGTTCTGCAACTTCCCCAGCGTATGGGGGATTTTATATGACCTTTAGATTTGGTTACACAACCAATGTGGCAAACAGAAGGTCATTTGTAGGGCTTGCCACTTCTACTGCTAACCCAACGAACGTAGAACCATCCACACTAATAAATTCTATTGGTGTTGGAAATGGAGCAGCAAACACAAATTTGTTCATCTATTACGGCGGTTCTGCTGCTCAAACTCCAATTAACTTGGGGGCAAGTTTTCCAGCAAACACCTCAGATACCGACTGGTACGAACTTACTTTATTTGCCACACCAACATCAAACAATACGGTGTATTACCAAGTCACCAGACTAAATACTGGTGATGTGGCTACTGGAACTTTAACAGGAACTGCTGGAACTGTATTGCCTGCGAATACAACATTTCTGGCTATGAGAGGGTGGGTATCCAATAACACAACAGCAACAGCTACAACTTTCGTGTTGGGCGGTTGGTGGGCAGAGACGGACTACTGATGTACACGATTATTCTTGACCAAGGAACCGTCACGCGGGATGCCGACGGTAAGGTAGTCGCGCCTTGCCAGTCAGACCAAGACCCTGATTTCCGCGCTTACATTGATTGGGTAGGGGCTGGCAACCAGCCCACAATTCTAGAAACTTCTCCAAGCGAGTAAAGGTAACACATGGCAACTGCATATACATCCCTACTTGGTCTGGCCCTACCCGTCACCGGAGAACTGTCTGGTACATGGGGAGCCACGGTCAACACTGAAATTACCGCGTTGCTGGACTCCGCTATTGCGGGTACGACCACACTCAGTTCTGATGCTGACGTAACCCTAACAACGACCGATGGAGCCGCTAACACTTCCCGCCCAGCCATTATTTTGTGGACAGCAGGGGGCACGGCAACTCGCAACATCACAGCCCCGGCGAAATCCAAGGCTTACTTTGTCATCAACGCAAGCTCCAACACTCAAAG